CGCTAAAACTACACAATGAAACCAATAACTGATAAACAATACCACAAGGCATTATTAATATGCCAGCAGTACAAAGCACAACAGCACGTAACACCGCTCAAATCATTCATCGAATACAACAAGCACAGGATGAGCAGAAGATTAATCAATATCTTATACAAGGCCGTTGAAATCGGACACGAAACCGTTGAGGAATTAACCGAGCGTGAACTGATGCGAATTAATATGTGCGGAATTAAAACTATTGTTGAATTTAATGAACTTGTAAAGCAATGAAAGAAATCATAATCAAATTCAACAGCGAATGTGAAATCATTGAATTGTCCGATGATGCCGAGTCATTATCGTGGTCGTTATTAGATGCGATATGCGAGCATTTTAATTACAGCGACATCAATATTACCTACGAAGCGGTTCCAAAGCATTACAGCAACCCAAATGGTGAGCAATGGACAGAGCATGAGTATAAACATACATCGGAACAATTCGATGCGTTACCCGAAGCATTACTAACTGAAATACTAATCAATTTAAACAATTAAACACAATGAACACAATCACAGGAACAATCCGAGAACTTTACAACACGCAACAAGTTAGCGATAACTTCGCAAAGCGTGAAATGGTCATCACCGTGGCCGACAAGTACCCACAACACATTACGGTGCAATTTACACAGGACAGATGCCCAATGCTCGACAAGTACATGGTTGGCGATAACGTGACCGTGTGCTACAACCTACGCGGTAAGCAATACCAAGGCAAGGATGGCAGCGTTAAGTATTTCAACTCCATTGAGGGTTGGAAAATAGAATTAAATAACAATTCATTTTAATAATAACCAATAAAAACAAAACCTATGGAAACAATTAAATTAAAAAAGGCAACACGCCAACAAGTTAAATTAAGATTAAACATATCTGCTCCAAGCGGTGCCGGTAAAACATTTTCAGCACTTCGTATGGCTTATGGCCTTTGTGGAGATTGGAACAAAATCGCAGTGATTGACACCGAGAACGGTTCCGCATCCCTTTACTCGCATTTAGGACCGTTCAATGTTGTGGACTTGCAACCGCCTTTTCAGCCAGAGAAATACACAGAAGCGTTAAACGCTTGCACCAACGCAGGAATGGAAGTAATTATTATTGATAGCAGTTCACATGAATGGAATTGTTTATTAGATGAAAATGAAGTTTTGGCACAAACATCATTTAGAGGTAACACATGGTCGGCTTGGTCCAAAACAACACCAAGACATGACAAGTTTGTTGCATCGGTATTGCATTGCAATGCACATGTTATAACCTGCACACGTTCAAAAATGGAAACTGTAATGGGTGAGGGTAAGAAAGTTCACAAGGTAGGAATGAAAGATGTGCAACGCGAGGGGTGGGAATACGAATTGACTGTATCTCTTAACTTGGACCGTGATACACACCTCGCAACACCATCAAAAGACCGTACTAATTTATTTGAGGGTAAGCAACCGTTTTTAATTACAGAAGAAACTGGACAAGCCATAAAACAATGGTGTGAACAAGGGTTGGAACCTGCTGATGTTAGATTAAACAAATGCACCACAATAACTGAACTTGCTAATGTGTTTCAGTCGTTAACTTTGGATGAGAAAAAAACACATGCAGCGTTAAAGGATGAATTGAAAGCTAAATTTACAACCACAACAGAAGTAATCACTAACCAATAATAATTTAAAAACTATGAAACTAACAATCTATCAAATCGAGCAAAGCTATAACCAATTAGCAGAGGAATTAATCGACAATGGGGGTGAATTAACCCCCGAATTGTCCGAAGCATTAGCCATAACTGAAGAACAACTCCAAAACAAATCTGTTGCTTATTCCTTTGTAATAAAGCAAATCGACAGCGAGGTTGATATTATTGATGCTGAAATCAAACGTTTGCAGGCAATGAAAAAAACACGTGAAAACGCATCGGAACGCTTAAAGGCAAACATCAAGCACGCAATGGAATTGTTTAATATTGATGAAATCAAAACGCCCTTGGTTAAGATTAACTTTCGCAAATCCGAAGCCGTTGAGGTGGATGATGTGAACCAACTTCCTGCACCTTACAAAGTGGTTAAAGTTACCGAGCAAGCAGATAAGGTGGCAATCAAGGAAGCTATTAAGAATGGTGCTGATATCCCTGGGTGCAGAATAGTTGCAAATCGCAACTTGCAGATTAAGTAGGGAATAACACAAGCCCGCAGTAACATAAAACGCTGCGGGCTTTATTATGTCTAATCTTATACAGTTATACACATTGACCCCCATATTTATATACATATTTAATTTGAGCGTTTTTTTACTTTTTGAAATATTTTTTATAAAAAATGGTTTTCAACCTGTATAAGTGTATAAACTCAATCAGCAGTAAGTAAAGAATGATGTTCTAAAATTTTTTTACGTGTTAAAAGTGTTATATTTTTTTCATTCAAAATAATAATTTATATTTGCCCAAGAAAATTTAAAGAATGATGCAGATTCTTATTCATAATATTGGCCTGATTGCCAAACAAAGCCCGTGTGTTATTGGCTGCATCCCAGTAGCATCGGGCTTCTTTATTATATTATGACAGTTACAATTTATAAGAACCTAAAAGAGATTACTAACGGTTTTCACCGTGATGTAAACTATGTATTTGACCGCATAAAGAACGGTAAATCAAAAGTATTAGTTGAACAGATACGTGCCGAAAATGATGAGCAAAAGCAGCAGGAACTAAAAAAACAACTGCCTGCAATAAACTTTCAAGGCATATTCAAGGAACGAAACGATAAAGGCATAAAGCAGTTTAGTGGATTGATGCCCCTCGACTTTGATAAGTTTAAGGATAAATCCGAAATGGATGCCTTTATGGAGTCATTAAAAGACAATGAGTATGTGTTTGCAATGTTTATATCACCAAGGGGCAATGGCTTTAAATTGATAGTGAAAATACCTGTTGATGGTGCTGCTAACTACAAGGGTTATTTTGATGCTCTTAAAAATTACTTTAATTCCGAATACTTTGATGTTTCAAGCAGCAATATAAGCAGGTTATGTTATGAAAGCTACGACCCAAACATTTACATCAATCAATCAGCATTAATTTTTGCCGAGGTTGAGGAACCAGAATACTCCGACATCGGAACGCAAACACCTTTGTTTGCAATTCAATCGGATAACCGTATCATTCAAAACTTGCTTACATGGTGGCGCAAGAAATACGGAATGAGCAAAGGAAGCCGTAACGAAAACTTGTTTAAGTTGGCCATGGCTTTAAACTCTTTTGGCATCAGCAAAAGCGAAGCAATGAATGTTTTATCGGAGTTTCAAGAAAAGGATTTTACCTTATCTGAAATTGAAACATTGTGCAAGTCGGCATACAAAAGAGTTGAAGCCCATGGAACACGTTTTTTTGAAGACAATGCAATTAAGTTTAAAGTTGAAAAGCAAGTAAGGCAAGGTAAGGCAGCAAAAGAAATTATAAAAATGTTCCCAGATGTTGCACCAAACATCATTGAGTCGGCATCCGAATACATCCGTGAAACAATAGACATTGAAGATTATTGGACTTTTGATGAAAAGGGCAAATTTAAGTTAAGCCCACATAAGTATAAGTTTTGGTTGGAAAACAACAACTTTTCTAAATTCTTTCCAACGGAAAGCAAAACATTTACTTTTATACAAATTGACCAAAACAAGGTAGAAGAAACAAACGAAAAGCGCATCAAAGATTTTGTGTTAAAATGCCTAATTGAGCGAAAAGATATAGGGTACATGCCTTATGACTCAATGGCATCATCAACAAAAGCGTTTAGTGTTGATTTTCTTTCTTTGCTTGACAGTGCCGACATCAAAATCAAAGAAGATACACAGGATGAGATTTTTATCTATTATCGAAACTGCATTGTAAGGATAACCAAAGATACATTTGAAACAATTGATTACTTGGATGTTGATGGTTACGTTTGGAAAAATCAAATTATTGACCGTGATTTTAAATTAACTGACCATCACAAAAGTGAATACAGAAGTTTTGTTTGGTACATATCCGGGGAAGATAGGCAAAAGTATAATACATTCAAATCAGTTATCGGTTATCTTATGCACTCCTTTAAGACATCGGCAAACAACAAGGCCGTAATACTGAATGATAGTGTGATTAGTGAAAATCCCAACGGTGGAAGCGGTAAAGGTTTGTTTTGTAATGCGCTATCACACTTAAAGAAAGTGAGCAGTATAGATGGCAAAACATTTGATTTTAACAAGTCATTCCCCTATCAAACGGTAAGCACCGACTGTCAACTATTAGTTTTCGATGATGTTAAAAAGAACTTTGATTTTGAGCGTTTATTTTCATTGATTACCGAGGGAATAACCATTGAGTACAAAGGGCAAGATGCGATTAAACTTCCTGTGCAGAAAAGCCCGAAAATAATAATTACTACTAACTATACCGTTGGCGGTGTCGGTGGCTCATTTGAGCGCAGGAAATTTGAAATTGAATTGAGCAGTTACTTTAATTCGCAAAACACACCATTGATGAAGTTTGGAAAGCTACTTTTTGATGAATGGAACGATGAAGAATGGAGCAGGTTTGATAATTACATGATACAATGTGCGCAATACTACTTGAATAATGGATTGGTAAAGGCCGATTTTGACAATATTGAAACACGTAAATTTATTAAAAATACTTCCTTTGAGTTTTACGAATGGACAAAAACGCATGAAGCGTTTGGCTTTAATCAAAGACTTGCAAAGCGTGAAAAGTACAATGAATTATTAGAGGAATATCCAGATTTAAAGAAGTGGTTAAGCCAAAAGAAATTCAAACAATGGTTGGAAGAGTACTGCAGATTTTATGGCCATGAGTATAAAGAGGGCAACCATCCCGGCATAGGTAGATATTTTGAAGTATTCAATGAAAAACAAATGTGGAAAGATGCTAACGAAGATTATTTTTAAACCAATGAAAAACAAACTAACAATTATTATCGGCCCTAAAAACAGCGGCAAAACTTTAAAGGCAAAAGAAATAGCACTAAATTACAATAGTGATGAAGTTGTATGGACATTGCAACCGCTTCAATATGTAAGCAAGATGCTTAATTATTGGGATGCTATAATTAAACCAAAAGCAAAATTGGTTGTTATTGATGATATTGATGATGAAATATTTTTATACTCAATGATGTCGTTATTTAAGTATAAAAAACTAACAAAGGTCAAAACAGATATCGTACTTGTTTGTGATAGAAATATTACTGAAATGAAATGGGTAAAAATAAAGATACTCCACAACATTGATTGCGAATTTATAATACTGCCATAATGACCATCCTCACCATCCCCGAATTCGAGCAATTAAACCACGAAGCCAAGCGGTCAAAGTATTCTGCTCATAGCTTTCAATACTTGCCGATTGAGCGTTATAACTTAACCAAGAAGAAAGTGGTTAAGGTTCGTAAAACTGAATTGAAGACAAACCATTTAGATTTACCGGTGAGTGAAATCCTGCAACACAAAGTTACCAAGGATGCGTTCAACACTAACCGATTTACCGACTTGATTATCGATTATCTTAAACTTGTACACAACTGCAATTCAGCAAGGCGCATAAGTAGCGAGGGCAGGTATCGTAAAGGTATCGGTTACATTGCAGGGTTGAACAAGGGCATGGAAGATATACAGGCAATCATTAACGGCAGATTGATAGCCATTGAGGTTAAAGCGCCTGGCGACAGAATAAGCCCCGACCAATTAAAGCGCAAGGCAGCACTTGAAGCCGATGGGGGTTATTACATTGTGGCTACATCGTTTGAGCAAGTGCAAGAAGAAATTTTGGGCATATTAAAATAAAGATAAAATGAAAGAAGAAGAAGAATTAATTTTGATGACATATGAAAAAGGCAATGGACTATTGATTTATTGTTCCGATGGAGATTGTTATGCCGAATTTGAAGAAACTGCTAATGGATATTACCCGCCAATAAAATATGAAAGTGATAAGTATAATAGGAAATGCAGCAGTTGTTTAAAAAGATTAGGTTATATTTAATCAGTTGTTCGATAATGCCGAATAACTGATACTTGCAATTCTAAAATAATTTGTATCTTTGTGAACGTGAAAGTAGCCATATCTAAAATAAAACCGAACCCAAAGAACCCGCGTGTTATTAGGGATGACTCGTTCAAGAAACTTGTTGAGTCAGTACGTGATTTCCCCGAAATGTTAGAGAAAAGAGCATTGGTGTGTTATACCGATACCGATGGCAAACTTGTTGTATTGGGCGGTAATCAAAGATTGAAAGCACTTAAAGAAATCGGAGCAAAGGAAGCACCTGTTATACTTGCAGATGATTGGACTGCTGAACAAAAAGAAAAGTTTATCCTATACGACAATGCCGATGTTGCCGATTGGAATTGGGCAGAACTTTCGGAATGGCAAAAAGAAGAGTTGGCAGATTGGGGTGAGGTGGAACCAGGGTTTGATGTAAATGCTAATGAGTTAGGCACTGAGTTTAGTTTGCCAGATGGAGATAAAGCACCATTTCAACAAATGACTTTTACTTTAGCAGATGAACAGGCAACGATAATAAAAAATGCTATTGATGATATAAAGGGGACTGATGAGTATAAGTATGCCGAAACAATGGGAAATGAAAACAGTAACGGTAACGCGCTTTATTTAATCATTATGCAATGGGCAGAGCAAAGGAAATAATCGTTAAGGTAATACCATCAAAGATTGCAAATGAGTTTGTTAAAAAGCATCATTATAGTGGTAAAGTTGCGGCTACTGGATTAATTTGTTTTGGAGCTTTTTTAGATAATAAAATTATAGGGGTTGCACAATGGGGAAGACCTATAAACAAGTATCTTCATTTGCATTTAATTGAAAACACAAAGTGGAATGATTTTTTAGAATTAAACAGATTAGTTTGTATTGATGACACACCAAAATATACTGAAAGTCGTTTTATAAAAGTATGTCTATTATTAATTAAAAAGAATGCACCACAAGTAAAATGGGTTATGAGTTTTGCCGATGCTACTCAATGCGGAGATGGTACAATTTATAGGGCAAGTGGTTTTGTTTTGACAAACATAAACGATAGTAAACAATTATATGAATTACCTAACGGAGATACTTTACATTTAATGGGTTTGCAAGGTGGACAGCACGGAGCGTTAAGGAAAAAAATGTTAGAGAGTGGTTATGGTAATGCTAAAAAATATATGGTTGAGGTTTTAAAAGGAAAACCTTTAGTAGGTAAACAATTAAAATACATTTATCTAATTGACAAAACTTGCAAAATAACAGTTCCTATTTTACCATTTAGCAAAATAGATGAAATGGGAGCAGGAATGTATAAGGGAAAAAAAGTATCTTTGCAAAGTAGAAAAGAAACATGCGCTGATGGGCTAAATAAAAGTCGCGGTACTTCCAGTATCGAGATGGCGGTTACACCGACCTCAGCGCTCAAATAAACAGCACAATATCAGCACAATGGCAGCAAAGGATATTGAAAAACATAAATTCCCAAAAGGAGTAAGCGGCAACCCCAAAGGCCGCCCGAAACTTCCCGATTTAAAGGAAGCGATGGCAAAGATATTGGGTGAAGAAAAAGACGGCAAGATTGCACTTGAAGCCATATTGGCAGGGTTACGAGCCAAAGCGGTAAGGGGTGATGCAAGGGCCGCGGAGTTGTTGTTGAAGTACACGTATTCGCAACCTGTGCAGAAAGTTGAGCAAAGCGGTTCACAAGAAGTAAACATCAAAGTCATTCGTGAGTGAAATCCAAATCAAGTTACGAAAACGACACGCAAATCAGCAACACATCATTGATACTGCCAAGCGTTTCAACGTGCTTAAATGCGGTCGTAGGTTCGGAAAGACATCGTTGGCAGAGGAGTTAATCATTGAACCTGCTTTGGATGGCTTCCCGGTAGCTTACTACGCACCGACCTACAAAGATTTAGAGGAGTTTTGGAACATCATCAAGCACATTGTACACGATGTAATCAAGTCCAAGTCCGAGCAGTTGAAACAAATACGCTTAATAACCGATGGTGTTATTGATATGTGGTCAATGGATGACCCCGATAGTGGAAGAGGTCGTAAGTATAAGCGTGTTGTGATTGATGAATGTGAGAAAGCAAGTCATTTACAGACCGCTTGGAACGGAACGATAAGGGCAACGCTAACCGACTTTAAAGGTGATGCGTGGTTTCTTTCGACACCGCAGTTTGGCAAGACCTATTTCAAAGAATTGCACCAAAGAGCAACCGAGGACAAGTTCATACATGAGTGGCAGTCGTGGAAGTTCAGCACCTATGACAACCCATTCATCGACCCCGATGAGATTGAAAGCGCAAAACTAACAACCGACCCATTGTTTTTTCTGTGCGAGTACATGGCCGAGGATGTGAGCATTGGTTCAATGTTGTGGGCATACGCTTACGAGCCGAGTAAGCACTTGGCCGAGTTTGAATTGAACCCAGCGAGAGAAACTATATTGAGTTTCGACTTTAACCGCAATCCAATGACCTGCTCCGTGGTTCAAACGGATAGGTTCAACTCGATTGATGTGTACGAAACCATAAAGATACCCAACTCCGACATTTACCAAATGTGCGACTATATCAAGACCGTGTACGGCAACCGTTTGTACATCGTAACAGGTGATGCTTCGGGCAAGTCGGGCAGCGCAATGGTAGCCGATAACCTTAACTACTACAAGATAATTGCAACACAACTCAACTTGAATATGCGACAATTTCAAGTGCCGACTATCAACCCGAAGATAGCCGAGAATAGAGTGCTTGTCAACTCGTTATTGAGCAGAGGCAATGTACGACTGCATAAACACAAAACAAAGGCACTTCAATTCGATTTAGAAAACGTTTCGGTGTTGGCTGATGGTACATTGAAAAAACAAGACCGTAACGACCCTGCACAACAGGCCGATGCACTCGACACGTTTCGGTATGCCTGTAATGTATTTTTGAATAATTTTATTACAACGTAAACAAAAATTACTACATTTGCAAAGATGTATTCCGTAATCATTCCGACACTATGGCGCAGCACACGAACGCTGCGATTGATTAGCGACCTCGTTCAATGCAGTCGTGTTGGCGAAGTCATCATCATTGACAACAATAACGGTCAAATAGCCGAGGGCGGTAAAGTTAAAATCATATCAAATGGGCAAAACAATTACGTTAATCCGAGTTGGAATATGGGAGTATACGCTGCTACCTATCCATTTATCGCGCTTTGCAACGATGATATCAATTTCAATGCCAGCAAGATGTTTGAATTAGAACCCGATTACGGGGACATTTTCGGCATCGGGTCGGCTTGTTACGAAACTGAAATCGAATTGGACTACCCATCGGTTTCACACACGCACTCACGCGGTCACGGATGGGGATGCTTGATGTTGATGCGCAATGAGGATTATCCACCCATCCCGAATGAGTTAAGAGTTAGTTACGGTGATGATTGGTTGTTCAAGAAACTACCGAACCGCTACAACATCAACGGCATAAGAGTAAATACCGAAATGAGTACAACATCACGCGAGGCCGAGTTTATAGCCATTGCGGAACAAGATAGCAAGATATGGCACACGCTGAACAAATAGAATGGTGTAACCTCGTTAAGGTTGCGCATCCCGAACACTTCCATGGTGTAACCGTGTTGGATATCGGCTCACTTGACATTAACGGCAACAACCGTTATCTGTTTGAGCAATGCGATTACACAGGCATTGATATTGGTGAGGGTGCGAATGTTGATGTTGTTTGCAGTGGCCATGAGTATAAGAGCAAGACAAAGTTTGATGTTGTGATAAGTACCGAGTGCTTTGAACATGATAAGCATTGGGTTGATACGATACACAATGCGATACGATTATTGAAGAAAGGCGGCATGTTATTATTCACATGTGCAACAGAGGGCAGGCCCGAACATGGAACGAAGCGCACATCGCCAAAGGATAGTCCATTCACAACTGATTATTACAAGAACCTAACCGAAGCCGATATAAGAGCAGAGGTTGATATTGATAAGATATTCACGCAATACAAGTTTAAGGCACGCACCACGTTCCCGCAAGATTTGTATTTTTATGGCATCAAAAAATGATTTGTTCAACACACTACACGCAATCAGTAAGCGGTTGCGTAACTGACCTAAACTTCTCAATACCGGGCATCACATCCGATAACGATTGGACCGTTCGATTTACTTTTCAATCTGGCGCAGCAATTCAACACCCGCTTGTTTTAAATGCCTACACTAATGACTTTACTATTAGCAATGAAAACTATTGGCATATTGGAACAGGTGAGGTGGTGTTTGAGTTTTTTCAAGACAGCAACAACTGCACACCGTTTGAGTTTATCCATTGCGATAAGACATACAACGGTATCAATATAAACTTTACAAACATTCAAACAGATGATGACTATGTCAATATTCCATGTGCTTGCGCTGAATAGCTTAATAATCATGGGCATTCATGTGTTGACACGACACGGTATGCTATTGCAACCATTCGTTAATGATGATTTGAGCGGATATATTCGCAAACCATTGTATGACTGCCCACCGTGTATGGCTTCGGTTTGGGGCATATTGGGTTGGTTATACTTCACTCCCGAATTAAACATCATTCTATACTTACTTGCTTTATGCGGCCTTAACGGTTTGCTATCAGCGATATTCTATTTAACATGGGAACACACGAACGAATAATTGCGGCAGGTTGGCAATTTAAGCGCGAAAGTTGTGGCTGTGGTGGTGCTGAAAAGAAGCGCACATACATAAAAGGCAGCGACCAACTAATTTATCATACACGAACAAAAAAAATAACCGTAAACAATGTTGTTAAAACTATTCAAGAAATCGAAGCCAACGTATAAAGCCGACTATCCTTTGGAGTACGCATTCACCTGCAATGGTGTTGAATACTTTGAGTTCGTTGACAAGAACAATCTACCTTACGAGCGTGGGCTGGAAGCGTTAACGTTCTACCAAGAAATGCAAAACGGTGTCACTAACGACTACCTAAAAGCATACAATGCAAAGATGAACCAACTATTATCCGACCCACGAAAGATTAACCTCAACGAGATTATAAAGTTGCAGGCACGCTTTGAAGAACGTTGCAATTATATCGTAAGCAAAGACATCATTTACAAGGTTGCTTCTGTTGCCTTTGTTGATAAGAATGAACCATTGACACGTTATGATTACAAGTTGAATGAGAAGAAGATTGCAAATTGGAAGGAAAATGCTGGAGATAGTTTTTTTTTGTCAATGCCAGTAAAGAAGTTAATACCGTTTTTGATGAAATCAGGCGACACTTCCCTGATGTATTTGAACATCGTGGAAAAAATAGACCAGATACAACGGGACATTCTTTCATTGCAGACGTTAGAGATGGAATTGCAAGCAGAGAAAGATTGAAGTTGACGGTGTTAAAATATTTGCCTGCTAATTATCCGATAAATTTATTATCTTTGTACGATTTCTTTTTCTTTGCGAATGAAGCAAAGAAGACACCACCTAAACCACAACAAACCAAGCGTTAGTGGAAAATGTAATTATTAAATTTGTTGCAGACACATCTGGGTTAGAACCTGCGATTAAGCAGTTAGAATTAATTGGCAAGATAAGCAAAGAAGATGCTGCTGCGTTTAATGCTATTAATGCTGAACAAAAAGAGTTTATTCAAAACCTAAATAAGTCAACAACCGAAATGGGCAAGTTGTCTAATCAAGTTGATGATTTGATGACTGAAATTCAAGGGGGTGTTTTAGAAGATTTTGCTGACCATTTATCCGATGTAACCAAAGAAACCCAAGAAGCAGGTAAAGGTTTCAAATCAATGAAAGCCGAATTGCGTGAATTAAAAGCGCAAATTGCGAGTGGTACATTAGGCGAAAAGGAACTACGAGAAGCCACAAAGAGAGCGTCAGAATTAACTGATGAACTTGGTGATGTTAATGATAAGGTAAAAGCATTGGCAAGCGACACAAAGCGAATTGATGCAGTAGTAACAGCATTTAGAGGAATAGCCGCAGCCGCATCAGTTGCCGCAGGTGCATCGGCTTTGTTTGGAAGAGAGAATGAAAAACTAAATCAAACATTAGCCAAGGCGCAAGGTGCAATGGCTTTATTGCAAGGTGTTCAAGAATTGGCAAACATAGCCACGACAGAGGGAGCATTAAGAACAATGGTATTAGATGGGGCGCAAAAAACTGCTGCTGTAAGTGCCAGAGTGATGGGAACAAGTATAGCAGGAGCAACAGCGGTTGCAACAGCAGGATTAAGTTTATTAGTTGCAGGATTGGTTTCACTTGTAATTTATCTAAATGACACAAGTGATGATGTAGCCGAATTTAACAAAACCATAGCAAATATAGGAAAAGATGAGGGCAGTCTTGAAAATGCACGTACAAGAATTGAGTTGATACGTAAAGGTTTAACAGATGAAGCCAAATTACGATTAGATGCAGTAAATGCAAGGAATAAGGCACAACTTCAATTTCAAACAGAATTTAGAAAAGATATAAAGGCAATTGATAATGCATTTAATAAATTAGAAAGTGAGGATAAAATAAGAGAAAATGGCAAGTATTTAAGAGAGCGTAAAAAAATAATAGACCAATTCAATAAAGATAGTATTCTTGTAGAAAAAACATATCAAGATGAATTAGCAGAAATTGATAAGGCAGTTGCAGAAGCTAAACAAAAAACAGCAAAAGAAACAAGTGGTAAAATTGTAGAAAACAAAAAAAAGGAAACACAAGATTTAATTAATGAGCAAAAAAGAGCATTACGTGAGGAAATTGCAGCAAATCAATTGGCATTAGAGTCTGCAACTTCCATTGATGAAAAAGCATTTTATTATAAAAAAATAACCGAACTTAAAAAAGACCAAGTAAGGTTAACCGAGGATTTAACGGATAGCGAATTGATATTAAGATTGGAGCAATTCGATAAAGAATATGAAGCATTTGTAAAATTGTTAGTGGATAAAAAATATGCCCAAGATGGATATTACGATGCAGATTTAGAAGCGTGGGCAGCAAATGAGCAAGCAAAGATTGATGCAGCCAAGGCCGCAGCCGCAAAACAAGCTGAAGCAGATAAGAAAAAGAAGAAAAAAGCATTTGAAGATGGCGCAGAACTCACACAATTTACCATTGACCAAGCACGTGTTGTTTCCGATGCTGTATTCACCATCATGCAACAAAACAGGCAATCTATATTCGATGCTGACATGGCAAAACTTGAAGAAGCACGTGAGCGTGAACTTGACAATAAAAACTTAACAGAGTCACAACGTGCGCAGATTGAAAAGCGTTATAAATTAGAAGAAGCACGGTTAAAGCAACAAGCATGGAAGCAACAAAAGGATGCTGATTTAGCGCAAGCAGTTATCAATGGTGCGCTTGCCATAAGTAGAGCATGGACATTAGGTTTACCTGCTGCCATCCCTGCATCAATAGCCGCAGGTGTTGCTACGGCTGCTCAAATAGCCGTGATAGCGAACACTAAACCGCCAAAGTTTGCCGATGGAACTGAATTTTTAATTGGTGCCGGAACAGGTCGCAGCGATAACAACCTTGCATACCTATCGCATGGTGAGCGTGTCGTTCCTGCTTCGGTCAATAGTGATTATTATCCTGCATTGTCAGCCATCCATAACAGAGAAGTTGAACCAACGTTTGCAAACAATATACTAACGGCATTGGCCAATGGAACATTTGACCTTGCAGCGCAATATCATCAAGGCCAAAGCAAAGGCAAATCGACCTTTGATGTTGAAAAACTTGGCAAAGTATTGGAAAAGCACAAGACAAATGTGAACATAAACATTGATGAGAATGGCTTTAACAAGTATGTTGAGAAGTCGAACAGCAGGACAGAGTTTAGAAACGCTAAATTGAGAATAAAAGCATGATATGGCAATTTAGTTTAGTAGATATTAATAACATTGCGGTTGTTGTTGATGAGCCAGTTGGATGGGATGGCATAGCTTGTAACTTTACACGTAACCTAACACATCACGGTATATTCACAAATGTAACAACCAACTCATTTGAATGGGTAGAGGATGCTTATGATTTATTACTTGCCGAGTATCAAATGAACGGTGCAAATGGTTCAATGGACTTATTGATTGAATATCAATGTGCAGAGGGCGATACATTAACAACATATTTTAGGGGCAAATTTGACTTCAATACTTTTGAAAGACAGTGTTTAGATTATTGCTTTATTAAATGCGATGTAACGGCCACAAAATGCACGGATATATTCTTATCACGTATGGGGCAGGATGTTAACGTACAAAGCACGCAAAACTTTGATGGTGATGCAATAGCACCAATGACATTCACTACCTTGAACATTGAGGGGCAGGATATATTTGTGCAGAATAAAGCGGATAACGACAATGGAGATAACTTTGTTGGATTAACACTTGACTCATCTAACACAACAGGAACACGTTATTATGACATACCTATATTGTTACCAAACAATCCGATAATTGAGTTTGGAGATTGGAACGTTAACAATGTTAGTCCATCAATTGTGGCAAAGAATGAGGGAATAGATAATATATCATTTCCTATGAGTGGCAGTGATTTTAGTCAGTATTTTAATTTTATTTACTTGTATCAACCTGCAGTTGATGATTGTGTTTCAAACATTGATTACACATGGCGAACAAAGGGCAATTTCAATATTACACCTAATTACAACGGCTTTATTGAAATTACTTTAAGAGCTATACAAGTAAATCCATTAACAGGCCCAGCAATAAGTTTAGGAACAGTAATAATTGCCACAGGTGTTGCTTTAACCAATGGCGTTCAAACAACTATTGCCTTTGATGAAACAAATTCATCATCATTTACAAATGGCACTCCATTTGATTTTGTTGCATTTTACTTTCATTTAGAGATATTAAAAACAACAGCATCGGCACTTGACCAAAATGTAATAAGCATTGATTACGATAGTGGCAGTGTAAATTACTTTAATATGGAAGCCAATAGTGCTTGCGGTGAAACAACAACAGACTCCGTATCATTGCCCGATTTATTGGAGTGGCTACCAACGGCATACTATTCATCGGAATGTCCACAGTTGCAAATTGAAAGCGAATTGCGTGATTGTTTGGCGCGTTACTCAATAACAAAAGGTTCGTTCCTGCGTAATGTAACCGAGCCAAGCGTGCCACAATTGTTTACAAGTTTTGAGTTTATGTTTGACAATTGCCGTAAGATATTCAACATCGGATGGGGGTTTGACAATAACGAAACCGAATTATTGATTGGCAACATTAATGATTTTTACCTTGGTTCAGTTGTGGCTGATGTTGGATTGGTAAACAAGGCCACATTCACAACGGCAAAGGATTTGATTTATGGCACAATAACAATAGGTTATAACAAGTGGGAAGCCGAAGAGTACAACGGCCTTGATGAAATGAATACCGAGCGACAATATCGCAGGAATATCAACAGCAACCCATCGGAACTTGACTTAATGGCCGACATCATCAGCGCAGGATATACCATTGAAGTAACACGCAGGAAGAACCAAGCAGAAACAGGTACGAGTGATTGGCGTTATGATGATGATTTGTTTATCATCAATACTTTTGAAGATGAGGGGCAACTATACGCTTATAGAGGAACAAGCGATGCTGCAAACATATATTCCCCAAATACAAGAATGAATTTAAGATTAACACCTGTGCGTAACTTGATGAGGTGGTTTAAATCGTTATGCGCACCAACACCAACAATTACTAACGAGCAACTAATATTCACAAGCGGAACTGGTAATTATATTGCTGAATGCAGATTTGCAGACCAATGTTTTATTGAAACGGGAGTTGTAACAGAAAATCAAACAGTAATTAGCACAGATGTTGTTGCACCTCAACCTATCTGGAAAACAATCTATGCGACATTTGATGCACCGCTTACAATGGTGCAGTTTGAAGCGATAAAAACAAACGTATACGGTGCTATCCGCTTCCGTTGTGGCAATGATTTATACCTTGGCAACATTGTAACATTGAGCCACGAACCGAATACCGGTTTAGCATCCTTTAAATTACTATTGAGAAGATAATGATAGAGATATTAAACATACCCAATAGCTTTGTTACATTTTATAACATAGCGAATGATGTAGGCACTCCCGAATACGTGACCGATACCGTATGTGGCATTCAAAAAGATTTTTGTTTACCTGTTCACGATGTTGGTGACATAATTTTTCAAACGCAAGTTGTATCAACAGAGGTTATAAGTAGCATTGCCTTTTACAAGATACCAACAAGCGGTACAGGAATTTTATTGAATAGTGTAGGCACGAATATAATCACAAACGGAACTCAAAACGGAGTGCCGATTTATAACATTTGGGTTAATTTTGCATCATCGGATTTGCTTGATAACACTTTCGATGGTGACTGCTTCCAATTAGGTTTTGCAGTTGGACTTGAAACAAGATTTTTTGTGAGCAACCAATGCTTTAAAAAGATTGCAGACAAGTGCTTAACAACCAAAGTGCAATACTTCAACAATGAGAATGCATTTGGCTTTGCGTATAGAACATTCAATATAAACATACCACCATTACCACCGATACCTGTACCCACCATCAACGCAGTCCGCTTGCCGTTCTACCTTAAAGAGCCAATCATTAGTAGTGACAAGAACGTGTATGTGCGTAGTGATGGAAGCCGTAAATTGTTATCAGCAAGGTTGTCGAAGAAGTACAAGGCATTAGTTGACCACGTGCCAGAGGAAGTGCATCAAAATTTAGTTGTTGCGCTCAATCACGATGAGGTTACATTCTACCCCGACAACATTACAAACGGCATTCGTGTACGTTTCGAAGATGAGTACAATAATAATTTTCCCGAAGTGATGCAAAATGTGTCAATTTGGTCAGCAGATTTCACTATCTTTGAAACTCCATTTAATAACTTCAATTCAAACTGCTCATAAATGACAACAGGCATCTTAATAATCGCAGTTGGGGCAAAGGGTTACGGACAATTAGCAGGTTCGTTAGCGGCCTCGTTACGTGCTAATAATTGCACCTTGCCGATATGTTTGGCGCACCAAAAAGAAACCATCACGCGACTTGATGAAGATTACTTGGCTTTGTTTACCGACTTTGTTGAGGTCAAGGATGAGCATATCACATTGAACGATAACATCGAATGCTACATTAAAGCCAAAGCGCATATGGATGAGTTAACTCCGTATGATTACACGTTGTTTATCGATGCCGATGTGCTTGCGTTAAACGATGGGTCTATTAATGCAGAGATTGAGAAGTTGCGGGGTGTTGAGTTTGCAATTAAAAATAGTGGCTTTACCACGTTCGATGCTGAAACCGTTAACGCTGATAGCAAACAATGGGCGAGCATCTACGAAGTGCGTGATAAATACGGCTTTACGAATGAAAGAATTTGGAATGTACACTCGGAATTTATATGGTGGAAGAAAGGTCACAAAGTATTCAGCAAATGGGTTGAAAACTTTGAAAATATACGTGTTGAGAATATCGAATTTGGCGGCTGCATACCCGATGAATTGCCATTGTGGATTGCAATGTGCCAGCTTGATGTTGAGCCACACATTAGCAACTATCATCCGACTTATTGGCCAATGGATAGCCGAAAACAAAAACGACTAAAAGACATGAAAGCAGAGGGTTACTGCGGGTTGAGTATAGGAGGCAACAACATACCAACCGTACAACGTGAAGCTTACGATGTTTTGGTCACAATCTATGCAAAGATGTTAAATTTGCGATACATTTTTAAAGCGCAACCAAAGAAGAAATGGATTGCAAATAGAACACATTTATAATGGATAAGAAGTTCACAATTATCGATGCCAAAATCGTAACGGAAATAATAAAAGACCCCGATTACGAAAGCGAAGAATACGAAAATTTTATGATTTATTCGGATGATGAATATCCGCATAAACTTATTGATGAAAACCGCCCTAACGAACACGAAATCGTAAAGGAGTACCGCAAGAAAACCTACCAACCTGTGTTTAGTGAGGTGTTTGACCGTGTGTTAAACTCCTTAAACAAGATACAACGTGCAGATGGGTTTATGTTAAAGTTTCCCGACCAATCCGAGTTCAGCAAAATCAGCAAGGATGAGAAGTTGGATGTGTATTTAACCGAGCATTTTACCGCATCGAAGTCGCTTTTTAATTGGACTTTTCAAGTAGGATTAAAGCAAGCCGTTATCGATGTCAATGGTGTTATTATTTTATGGAACGAAGAAGAAGTAAGCGAAACGGAATACACCAAGCCAACACCATACATCATCAATAGTGACCGCATCATCTACTCATACGAGGGCAACTCCATCGTTTACAAAGATGATGATGATAGGAACGTTTACTATTCGATTGACAAGTATAGTTGGAACAAGTACAAACGTGACTATAAGACCAACAAATATGTGATGGTTGAGCAGTCAATTCACAACCTTGGCATCTTCCCCGGGTTTACCATCGGTGGCATTGTTGAGGAAGAAGAAGAACTCGGCAGAGAGTACCAATCGGTTTTTCGTGCTATGTTGCCGTGGTTGAACGTGGCAACAATTGAGTTTAGTGACCTACGTGCAGAAATTACGCAACACATACATTCAACGGTTTGGATTTATCAAGACCAACAATGTGCGACTTGTAACGGCAACGGTTGGCTTATGCGCGAAAACGAGCGTGTGCCGTGTACCAATAGCGAATGTAAAGGTGGTCAAATACCGTTATCACCATACGAAACATTGCGTGTAAGACCCGCAAAGACATCGATGGGTGAAGTACCTGCACCGACACCGCCAATGGGTTACATCCAAAAGCAAACAGAGATAGCAGAGTTACAAGATAGGCGCATCAATGAAATGCGTTACCGTGCGTTAGCTGCGGTTAATATGCAGTTTTTAGAGTCAGCACCTGCACAACAAAGCGGTGTTGCAAAGGCATACGACCGTGATGAAACCAACAACACATTTTATTCAGTTGCCACTAATTTAGGGTTAATGATGGAGCGCATTTCGTTCCTTGTTGCCAAGTGGAGATACGGCAGTTTGTATGCCGATGCAGATTTGAAGCGTATGTGTCCGATTTGCATCGTGCCTAATACGTTTGATGTCTTGGGTAGTCAAACGATTGTAGAAGAAATTAAAGCGGCCAAAGATAGCACGTTAAATGATGCCGTGTTGAGCGAGATGGAGATGGAGTTTATAAAAAAACGTTTTCCTAACGACATCCAAATGCAGAATAAACTTCGCAATGCGTTTGAACTTGACCCAGCATCGGGCAAAACGGATGAAGAAAAAGCGTTGTTGGTGAGCAACCGACTGATGTCGAAGTTAGATGCCATCATAAGCACGTACATTTTTGACTTTGTTGACCGTGCAATAGCCGAAAACAAGGACTTTATAAACCTAACCAAAGCGCAGAAATATGCGATATTGGAGCAATACGCAACCGAGAAGTTGAAGAATATTGAGGTTAAGGATGCAATTGTAAACAAGATATTTAAAGTTGCCGATACGCAAACGGGTTCAAACGATGGCCCATCACCTGCCGACTTGAAGTATACCGTTGGAGGTTTAACAGGTATTATAGAAATCGTTAAGGCGGTAAGTAGTGGCGTGTACGATTTAGAGGCAGCCATTCAAATGGTAATGGATAGATTTGGATTAACCTATGAGCAAGCTAAAGCGCAGTTAGGTACACCGCAAGTCATCAAGACCAAAGAAGAACTTAACAAAATTACGCAATTGACCTAATGGCAGTTGGAAGCAAAGAAATACAACGTGTTTTAAACGCAGTTGATGAGGGATTGATTACCTTTAACGAGGCAATCCCTGCTATTCAAGAGCAGATTTACCGCAGGTTGCTGCGCTTTCAAAAGGAGTTAATCGTGCAAGGTGATACCATCACGAATAGCGTTAAGAATATTCAGTTGTTGTCGAGTTTAAAAAGTGATTTAGAGGACATCATTTTAAACGATACCGACTACCTTGAAAGCGTGACCAAACTTGGTAAATTGTACGAGAAAGTTGACACGCTCAACTACTCATATTTTAAGGCACTTGAAAAGAAATTCAAACCGCCAAAGGTTATGGATGCCATCCGCAAACAATCGGTTTCGATACTTGTCGATAGCTTGACCGAAAGCGGATTGAATACCGAATTGATTACACCCATACGCGAAATGATTACTGCCTATACAACAACAGGCGGTAGTTACTCCAAAATGACCAAGGAGTTGAACAACTACATCAACGGCACACCCGAGATTGATGGCGCGCTTGTGAAGTATACAAAGCAAATTGCAACCGACTCAATCAATCAATATACCGCAACGGTCAATAGTGTGCTTGCATCGGACTTGGGTTGGGAGTGGTTTCGATACGTTGGCAGCAACATAAAAACAACGCGAACATTTTGCAAGGCACTCACAAAAAAACAATACTACCACATCAGCGAACTGCCACAAATTATCAAGGGTAACTTTGAAGAATTTAAAGCAATGAAAGGTCGCATCTATGACCGCACAGGGTTGCCCGATGGAATGATTGAAGATACCAACACAAGCAACTTTCAAGTGTACAGAGGTGGCTACAACTGCGGACATCAAGCGTACCCTATACCGACTGCGTTAGTACCGAAAACAATTATCAATCAACTAAATAAATAAACAAATGGAAACAAATCCGACACAAATCAAAAAGTACAAATTGCTACTTATTACCGATGCACGAGGTAACGAAAAACACGTGCCACTAAACAAAACAAACAAAGATTTTTACACCGCGTACAAGTCAACCTTATCAAAGGACAAGCGCGAGAAGTACAAAATTGAAGAAGTTGAAATGACTGCCGAAGAAGCCGCAGCCATTGGAGTGGCAGAAGCGCACGCGGAACTTTACCCTGCACAACGCAAAGGTCAAGTATCGCAGCAGTCGAATGACATCGTTGCAATGTTGCTAAAACAAAATCAAGAACTTGCCGAAAGATTGGCGGTGATTGAAGCTAAAAAAGGAGGAGCCAAGTAATGCCAAAGGGAACAAAACCAACTAAACCACGTGGCGGTTGCTGCGGTGGTAGTCGTTAATCAATAATTTTTAATTTTAAAACAAAAACAATATGGCATTATTAGCTGAAATTTTAGAACAACTTTTGCCGAAAATAGGCATACAACAAGGCACGGAAGAATTCAATGCAATCGTGCAAAATAAGGGTGTAGCGTTTGAAGTACCCGACAAAGTAAAGGAAGCACTCCCGACATTGCTCACCATCGATGAGGCAAAGCACAATCCAACATTAAAAGCGCATTATTACGGTAACGCCCTTGACCCATTTAACAAAAAGGTTGAAACTTGGTTGAAAGACAACGGTGTTAGTGATGATGATGCAAAGGCAATCAGTGAGAACAAGAACACGTTTGAGAAGATTGAGAAAGCCATCGCAGCAATCGCAGCAACGAAACCGCAAACGAAAGCGAATGATGCTGAATTGAAGCAAAAGATAAACGAGTTAAACTTGATGCTATCACAACAACAACGTGAGCGTGATGAGGCCGTTAATAGTGTGCGCAATGAGTATGAACAACGCTTTACAGAGCAAGAAATAGATGCCATTATCGGCTCAAAACCATTGCCCGGTCAGTTCGACACCGATGTTGAGCGTAAGATTGCACGCGAGTTTCTAAACAAAAAGTTAGCCGAGAGGAACGCTGCAATAAAAAGAATTGATGGAAAATTAAAATTAGTTGCAAAAGATGATGAAAAAATGTTTATCTTTGACAACGGAAAGGAACTCGACCTTGACACTCTCACAAACATGGCTTTGGCCGACAATAAGTTTATCAAAGTAAATGGCAATGGTAGCGCACCGCCACCGAAGCCGACACAAGGTGGTGAACCACCAAAACTTAACAACGCTGCGAACAACGCAATGGCCGATTTAGAAAAGGCACTTGAAGGATTTAAGTAGTAGCACAACAACAATAATAAAATGGCTTTAGGATATTGCCCCGCGATGCTTATGCACATGAAATATGTGATAGGCCAAAACGCACCCGAACACAAAATCACTCCAAGTGGTTTATTACGCGCAACACTTGAAAAAGGCGCACAAGCGACACCTGTTCAAGATGCGCTTTCTTTAAGTAATCAAGCAGGTCACATCAAGGACTTACGCTTAAAGTATTACAATCGTACAATCCCTGCTCAAATGTCAACAAGCGACAACTGCGATGTTGACTTGGTACAGGCATACGATGAAATGACCATCGACACAACTTCTATTGTGAAGTTTGGTTTACATTTCGATGATGCAACAATCGCACGTTACTGCGATGAGGCATCTGCTTCCGTTCAAATCGGTTCAGCACCAACACCATTTATGCAAGAACACCTTGCAGGTCTTATGGCTGCAATGAATGGATTTGTAGGCAAGATTGACCAAACATTGTTAGGTCAAGTTGTATGGGGTACTAACGCAGTATCAGGCAACAACTCTGCCGTAACCGTTAACTTTAACGATGACAACACTATCAACTTGTTTAGCGAGGGTTGGACAAAAGTATTGTCCGACTACCAAGTGAACGAGGGTTATGGCAAACCTATCGTAATTGGTAGTGGTTTAGTAAATAGCGCAATGATACAGGCGAGCAATGCCGCAATGACTCAATATGCGCAGTTGAACAACAACGCTGCCGTTGGGAATATCGATTGGTATCACGACCTTTACGCAACATCTGCTTGGGGTTCAAACCAATTCGGAGTGTTTATGCCGGGTACATTCGGACTTGTTGAACTTGACAGATACAGAGGTTTCCGTGCGAAGAAGTTAGGTACTTCAACGTTTTGGAATATGGCCGTACCTGTTGATTTACCGGGTGCAGATGGTATGTTGGGAATGTTAAACATCGACTTTCAATTAAAGGAAATCGATTGCCCACAAGAAACAACCGTTGGATATAGCGAAACCACACTTGGCGCAGGTTACTCATTGATTATGAGCAAGCGTTTTGCATTGTGGCAAGTACCATCGGATGCTTACCTTGCTGCTGACCGCTTAACAGGCAACAATGGCGCACTTCGTTACACCGCGACAAACGCTTAACAAATGGCTTGTCTACAAGGATTAATAAAACTTGCAGGATGCCAAATTACAGAGGTATCGGGGGCTGTTTACTCGTTAAACAGCCTACCCGGTATTTCATTGAAATCATTTGAGCAAGTAGCCAATAGTGAACAAGTCAACTACCTCGGTGTTTGGGATGCCATCAACGAGCGTGCAGAGGCACGAATAAAGAACCAAATCATCAGCGCAATGTCCACACGTTACGACATTAAACGTGTGCGCAGAACCGTATCAGTAACAGGTCAACCCGAAGTGGCTGCCGTTAGTGACAACGTGTTTAAGGGGATGGTGTTTGTGCAAGCGTGGACACTCAACGAGAATTGGGTGATTAGTCCATTTCAAACGCTTCAAGTTGACCGCATTTCTTTTTATAAATCGGCAACAAACACGGTTACAACACTTGACATTAAGTTTGTCAACTACATCACAAAAGAAGTATTATTCACAAAGACCTTAACGATGGCGGATTTATCGACAGGTTGGAATGAAATCAGCATATTAAAAGAATTTAACGCACCATTGTTGGCCATCGGCTTCGAAGACAAAGATGTCAACGGTGTGACCTATCAAACGGCAGATGTTAACGCAAATTTTCAATCGTGTTTTTACGAGTGCTATGGTGTTGATGGTTGCGGTTACATTTACGGCTTTGCAGAGAGCAACGGCAATTACGTGCAAAATCAAACCATCAATTCACTCCGTGCTACCGTAACACTCGGATGCAGTTACAACGCTGCCGTGTGCAACAATAGGTTGTTATTTGCGGAAGCATTTTGGTATTTACTCGGCATCGAATTTTTGGAAGAGCGACTTTACTCGGAACGTGTAAACTTTTACACATCGATTAAACGCGAGGAAGCAAAAGAGTTGATATCTTTGTACCAAGTTAGATACGAAGAAGCATTAAAGAACGCATTAGGTGGCTTAAAATTTGAGTGCGATGCGTGTTTGGAGTGCAATAGTTTAGTACAAGTATTCAGTCAAATACCATAAATGCAGATAACGGACAACATACCATTTGTAATAGGCACAATGCTTGCAAAGTTTCGGGAGTTAGACAATCCCGAAACAATATCACGCGCTGCTGCTTTGGCCGTGTTGCCCGAATTACACGAGCGCATACACGTTAAGGGATTGAATAGCAAGGGTAGCAAGATTGGAACGTACTCAAATAGCTATATGAAAGTGCGTGAACGCTACAATAGGACTGCCGATAAGCATGTTGTTGCATCGTTGACAAGACAACTTGAAGGCGCATATACTCTAAAAGCAACTGAAAACGGATATTCGATTGATAATTTAGGCAACACAATAGAAGGAGATAGCAAAACTAAAACAGATTATTTAACAGAAAAATATGGTGACATTTGGCAGTTGACCGAACACGAAATCGAAATCACTCGCATAGCTGCCGAAGCTACCTCACAAGCAATATTGAATGCAAAATAAGACCATCATAGCAGAGATTGACAAAGCATTGTTAGCAGCCATCAAGGTTGAGAACAAACGTGCATTTGGTATGGCTGACTTTTATTTCGATGGCGAAAAAAGATACCCAGGCATTATTAATGGCGAGGATATTATCAATCCTTTTTTGCAAGACCAATATAAATTAAGTTGGTATCACAGAACATCAACCTCATCATTCAACTTGATGGAGTTTGATTACGGAAACAAAATGGACAAGGTAGAGGAAACAACACCTGTTCAATTAATAATATTTACACGCGCTGCAATCAGTTTTGAAACAATAAAAGATTGGTTTGTGTCCGCGCTTCCAAGTGTGATGAGTAAAGCAACGTGTGAGAGCTTGCAAATATTCGGTTGCACTATCGAGGTCGCAAGTACGGAGATGAATAGCAACGTTGTTTTCAAAGAAGAATGCACCGAACCAACCGTGAGAGTTGGAGGTCAATATGGACTAATAGCAGTCCGATACACAATCAAATCAACATACCGCAGAGGTTGTCAAGATTTCTGCGTATGCTAAAACCATAAATAAAAATGGCATATTATCCATCGGGTTGCGACTCAAACATCGCAGACCACGTATGCGGAACTTGCGGGGTTGAATTATCTCGCGTACGTTCAGTTGCATTCGTTAACAAACAATACTACCCAACGCTCATCACCGACATCGAAAACTCATCGTTGTGGGCGGCAGGTATCGCATCGGGTGACATTTATGTTTATCCCGAAGTACAGGGTGAATTTGATGGCGGAACACCAAATATGGGGCAAGGTTACGGTGATACAGAGGAGCAGTTGAATAGCTACACCTTTATGTTATCATACAAAGACCCGAACTATGTTGGCAACCAACCACATTTCAACTCTATTAAAGGTTCACGCAATTTCCACGTTGCATTTAGAAGTGAAACCGTTATCGCAATAAGTGATGAACCGTGTACAATTGTACCAAAGAACCCTATCGCAAACGACTTGAAGTTGGAGCGTACTTGGGATATCGAGGTAAAATGGACATCGGAGAATTTCCCTGCGGAAGCGACAACACCAGACAACGTGTTTACTTGTTACGTACCATAAATTGATTTAGCGACCCCGTAAGGTCGCATCAATTTTAAAACCTCAACGCAATGGCTTACTATCCGAGTAACTGCAACGCAATACCAACGCATCAATCTTGCACCTGCGAGGCCGAAATGGGTCGAGTGCGAGGTGTTGCATTGATACACAAATCGTTTTATAATCAAGTTGCAATTGACCCCGAAAATCCTGTTGTTTGGCAGGCAGGTGTCAACTTGGGCATGATTGTGTTGTTGCCCGAAACCAATGGCGAATACAATGCCGAGCCGATAAATGGCCGTGGCTTCGGATATAGTGAAGAAACACTTGTGGCTTTGAAGCATGTTGTAACCTATCAAGACCCTGACTTTTATGGCAATATAAACCATTATAATGCGATAAATGGCAGTAGGAATTACTACATGGCATTTATCACAGAAACATTAGTACATTTAGCACAAAGACCTTGTAATTTAACGGTTAATATGCCGATTAAAAACAGTTTAAAAGATGATATTTTGTACACAATAACGGCATCATGGACACATGATTTGATGCCAGAACAATATTTGAAACCCGATAATGTGTTTGTTTGCAACATCAGCACAAATGTTTACGGTGCTTCATTTGACAATAGCTTTGATGACTCATTTGATATTCCTTAATTATGGCGCAAAAGAACAGGGCGCAAATGCTCATAGATATTACAAGTAACATTTTCAATAATGTTATTAATTATATCACAGGCCAAAACGCGCAGGATAGATTTGTAAACCTACTTGACTCATCACCAAATATTATATCCGATAAAGACCAAGCCAATGGTTATGTTGGACTTGATGGAAACGGTGCGATGTTTTCCTCTTATTATAACGAGAATATATCACGTGCCGACTTGCAAACATTGCTTACTAATAATTTAGCAGTAGGTTATAAATTTTATCAAATTAACGATGCCGTTGGTGCAAGTAAAATCATATTGGTTTGCGCTGATAGCAACATTACTTTATATCAATTCGGTATAGATGCCAACACAGGTGAAATTGGAACGTATGATATTGTTACTGATAGCTTCAATCCAATTGTAAGCACAGGCAATGCCAACATTGTTTACATTACAAATGCTGCTTTAATAACATTAGGTTCAACAAGTGGTATAAGTACAACTACATTTTATGTTGTAACGGATGCCGTAGCAGGTCAATTATTGACAAAAGGAAAAACATCAACTACTATTGATGATGGTGTATTGAATTTAGATACAGGCGAAAGTGGAACTTACGTTTTAGCAACTGATACGTTTACGGTTTCCACCCCCGACTTACAACAAGTGTTAGATGAGGGGAATATATCGACACAAGGATTAAAGATACAAGATGGGGCAGGGAATTGGGTTACAATTGGGACAAATTACGTGCAGATTGTAAACCCATTAGGCGGTGAAGCGGTTATTAACTTACCAACATTAGATGAAATTGTTACCTTTGAACTACCCGACAAACCCGCAGGCGCAGAAACCTTTGCAATGTTGAGTGATTTAACAGGGTTGGGCGGTATAACAAAAGCAACCGCAGCGGGAACAGACACATACACAACCACAATCACAGGTGTTACAGGATATGCCGATGGCGATACTTACTTGATACGATTTACTAACGGAAACACAACGGGAGCAACGTTGGACATTAACGATGGGACTTCGTTCCTTGGCGCAAAAACACTATACAGAAATAACGATGGCGCAATAATAGGCGGTGACATTTGGGCGGGTGCTGAAATGCTTTGCGTTTTTAACTCGTTTTTAAACGGATTTCAATGTATCGGTACAAGTCCTAATAGTTTGTTTGCCTACATTACAAATGATGATAGCGTGACCATAACAAAGGGGCAAGTGGTGTATGCGTTTGGCGGTACAGGTGATAGAATGACCGTGAAGTTAGCAAACAACCAAAGTGATTTAACATCTGCTCGAACGGTTGGTGTAGTATTCTCGGCAAGCATTGCGGCTAATCAAAAGGGCATCATTATTATGCAAGGTTTGATAGATGGTTTGAGCATTTTGGGTTCGCCTTTTGTTGATGGGGATAGCGTTTATTTAGGTGCTACCAACGGGTCAATCACAAGAACGAAACCATACGCACCTAATCATTTGGTGTACGTGGGTACGGTTACAACTGCAAGCGCAGGTTCAGCAGGTCGAATGTATGTTAATATACAAAACGGCTATGAGTTGGAAGAGTTGCACGATGTTAGTGCGCAAGCACCTGCGGACAACAACACATTAATTTACAATTCATCAACTTCATTGTGGGAGGCCAAAGCACTTAAAGTAAGCGACAACACCAATGGAACGGCAGTTACAGGAACAACGGCAAACACGCTTTCAAAAAGTTTGCTTGTAAAGGCAAACACACTTAAAGCGGGTTCGGTTGTTATATTATTAGCAAGGGTGGCAAAAACAGGCAATGCAGGCACAATACAACTGCGCTTATATTGGAACACAACGGCATCACTTACAGGTGCAATATTGTTAGCCACTACCGCAGCAGGTGCATCAAGTAGTGTTTTTTCTCAAATGTCCCGATGGATACCTGTTGAGGTGGCAAACGGAACAGGAAATGGAACACGTATGTTCACAGCCACAACATTTGCAGCAACTGATTTCGGAGTATCAACGGCTGCGATTTCTACACTTGCACTTGATTGGACAGTTGATAGCTACTTAATATGCGCTATTCAAAATGGTGCAGCAGGTGATAGTTCAGTATGTAATGTTTTATCTATAACGTAACAATGACAATATACAATAAGCAAGTAACAAGCACATATTTTGAGCAGATAGATGAATTTGGATGCCACATTGAACTTGATGGCTGCATCACATTCGTTTACCTTGCCGATACCGAATACAAAACAATGGATGAACTCAAAACAGCAGTTGAAACCTTATGAACCAAGACATAGCGCAAGCGCA